GACGGGAAAGTAAAGCAGTTACACCGCATTCATCTGGACAACGGCAATAAGCCTTTTGCACTTGCCGGGATTTACAACGTGTGGAATGATATTATCACGTTCTCAATTTGCACGACAAAAGCCAATACTCTGATGGCTGATATTCATAATTCAAAAAAGCGCATGCCGGTGGTGTTGAATGATGCCGACCACGGTAAATGGCTGAACAATCCTAACTACCTGGATTTTGCACACCCAAATTATGCTGTGCCTTTGCTAATGGAAAACTTAGAACCTAATAAATCACCGCAAACTTTATTCTAATGGAAAAGCAAGATAATTTACTAGCATTAATTCAGCTTGCGCAAGCATGTGAGAATGATCCGGAGGATTTCTTTGAGTCTGCGATTGGATTTATTCAGTACGAAGCGGTTCAAAAAGGAATTGAATTCGATGATTACTTTAAGACAAAGTGGGAGATTGAAGCGGAGCACCCAATGACATTTGATGAAGAGTATTTCGAGAACGAAGAGCGATCGGAATTGTATGTTTACCTCGCGGCCTTGATCGACAAAGATACCTTTGATTATCTGAGTTATGTTTGGATGCAGGTTAACGGCGAAACTCTGACAGAAAACGTACTTCACCGGGAAATATATCTATTGAAAGAACAGGGAGTAAAATTTTAAAAGCTCCAGGAATTCTGAAGCTTTTATTTTGGTAAAGTAAGCGATCGCCCGTTAAGATGGTTTAAATAAGCTATTTTCTTTTCAGAGACTAATTTATCTATAATCTTTCTTAACTCAGGGAAATCAATTTCAAAACTACCTGCGAGATCGTTAAAACTTAATCCGTTGCATCCGCCAGTACGCTTGTGCTTTTCTTTGACCATTTCGATTATTTTCGCTTCTATTTCATCCATAGCGCAAAAGTACATCTAATTGTCTCGTAAAACAAGACGGCGAAAATAGCGACAGTTCCAATAAGTGAAATTGAAATCGCCGCTATAGCAAAGGCTATTCTTTCTTTTCGCATGGCGCTTCGGTTAGGGTTAGTTCTTCTCCGGATAACGCGAAATAAAGGTTCTGTAATTGATGAACATAATCGATCTTAAAATATCCGTTACGATAAAACCAACCATCCCCAGTATTTTTAACAGTAAGAATAAAATCCTTTGTAAGAGGGTTGTTTCCAAAATCAGCCTCACTTAAACCTGCATGAATTTCCTCTATTTGAAACCCGAATTTCAGCAGCCATTCCTCAGTAAGCGGGATAGGTTTAACAAGTTCTTCGTTATTATGAATAAAGTAGTACCCATTATAGGTATTTTTAAATTCTGCATATTCTCCATGCTCATTGCTGCCAATGCCTTTTATTTTATCAATATTACCCAATACCTCTACATAGTTCCCGATTCTTAAATCTTTTGCTTCCATAATTACTTATTTAAAGTTGCTTTGTTGATGAATTCATTTTCTTTAAGTCCGAAAATATTGAAATGCCATGATAGTAACATTTGCGCTGTTTTGTAGCTCATATCTACTTCAATTAATGATTCTTTAAAACTTAAGATATATTTTTCATCCATCTTCGATAGATCAAAATAATATTCTTCAAGTATTCTATGTAAGGGAACAAATCTACTTCCCTCATGCTCAATCTCCTTTGTTAAGTAAGATAGATCGTAAAGGATTGGCTTGCACTCTAAAATCCCATAATTCCCACGCATATTATGTTTTTCATCTCTTCCAGAGATATACCATGATTCGGGGTGTCGCATATATGTGTAGATTTCATCAGTGTCAATGGCGCACATAGTGACAATTCTACTGTGATCTGGATCGTCAAAATATACTTTCACTTCTAATTTATACGGCAAATACGCGCTATAAAACCTTATTAATTCTTCTTTATTCATTGTTTTGTTTTTAGAGGTTATTTTATTAGGTTGTTTTCCGACATAATCATGTCTTTAGTAGCTCCATTATGAAGTAATCCTCCATCTTTTGGTATCTTCTCCGCAATTCTCTCTTGTTGTGCCTTCTGGACGAGATCACAGGCGGCAAAAATGTGGTTTTGCAATTTATCTGCTTTAAAGGTTCTTGTAAAGACCAGCAACCCTTTCCAGTTTTCAAATCCAACATTTCTGGCGTATCTATCAAAGATTTTTTGTTTTTCTGTGTGCATGATTAATTATTTAGGGTTAAAAGAGGGCCGAAGCCCTCATGGTTGTTAGCATCTGCAAGAATGAACTGATTCGCTAGTCCAAACTTCAGTAGGTACTAATACGGTTGGGTTAGTGCTGTAGTCCGGTACTGCTTGTGTACTCCACGTCACATTGTACATATATCCGTTAAGAAATACGCATGCGTGACCCGAGTCAGCTAAATAATTTGTATGACACTGAATAGATCGGCGGCTCGAACTATTATAATTTGTTTTTCCATCGACAAAATCCTGACGTTCTTGTTTTACGAAGGCGATAGATTCTTCAATATTCGCTTTTTCTTCTTCTGGTGTAAGAGTTGCCCCTTCCCTGGCTGTTGTTTTTAAAGCAGAAAAAGTTTGATTTTGTTGCTCTTCCGGAGCTGTTGTTGAAGTTTCGTTGTTACATGCTGTTAGCGTGGCAAGCATTACGATGCTCGCGAAAAATAGTTTTTTCATTAAATAAAATTTTGATTTTCCGGCAAAGAATACGGTGCCGGATTCCGTGTTTATTTGAGTTTACCTAGGATCTAGTAATTCGGGGTTTTCGTGGATATTTCCGATAACTTCAATTTGATCGATCACATCATCGATGTACCATTTTTCAGCCAATGATGAACCTTGCAAATCCATATAATCATATATCCTGAATGAAGCTGAATCTTCATCAAAAACGATTTCTTTAATATCGGGATCTCCCTCAGAATCCCAATGATTATCACCTAAAGAAATTAAATCACCCTCGTAAATATCTTTTCCTTTAGTGTCTTTTAATCCTGTACACGGCTGAATAAAATCAGGATTATCTCGTAAATAATCAGCGTGGAAATAATCTCTTATGCTATCAAAAGTTTCAATCGTTTTGTCAATATTCAACAAGTCAATATAATCAAAAGCATTGTTGTCGTAATCCCAAATTCTGTATTTTGTATTCATGTTGTTTGTTTTATTTGTTAAGTAAATATTCTCCGATTTCATTTTCCATTTCCTGAGCGGAAGTTGTCTGGTCGTCAAATTCGCTGCCTTCTTCGTGATCTGGATGAACAAGCATTGATCTTTTCATTCTTGCTATTACAGTTCGTGCTTTCTCCAACATCTCCCTCATTTCTTCTTCTCTGTCGGGGACTTCTGCGAGCCATGATTTAGGTTCAATATATCCTTCAAATTTTCCATTACGAAATAAATTTTGCATTTTAAGCCCAATTGAAGAGAATGTAATGTACGTTCCTGATAAATCAGGCAGTCTCTCATCTATGCTTACCTTTATGAACTTTGTCTTACTCATAGTAGTACGATGTTTTCGGGATTGGTGATTGATTCTTTTACAACCATAATTTCAGACTCGTCTTTGTCATTCAAATCATCATCACAATAAGCTACTTCACTCGCTTTCTCCAAAGAAGCCTTAACGCATTCGGAAGCGTATCGAATTATGATATTTTCGTAAGCGTAAAAAATTCCATTAATATCACCGGTTAAAAAATATTCTATCATATCATCCCAATTAGACAGTTCTAATTCTTTAGCGTACTCGTTTTTAATTTCTTCTAATCTTTTCATATTATTTTTATTTTTTGTCTTTTGGTTTGATAATCTTTTTCACATACTATTTTCGCAGCATGGTAAACTCTTTGTTCATTGTCGCAAACCTGATAAAGTCTGTAGTGCGGTTTAATGCTGTAATAAGTTTGGAGTGCCATCACGGGAAAATCTTTCGTCTCTTCCATTACAGCAACATGATACATGTAATAGATTTTATTTCCGGTTCTGAAATGAAAAACCTGTAATAAATCACCTTCCAGAATCTGCTTACCTGTTTTATCGAAGTAAACATTATTTTTACGTCCTTCTAAATCCATATTATTTTTCTTTTTTAAAACCCCTACCCGAAAGCTGGGGGAAATTAACCATGAGACAGTAAGATGTCAGCTTAATGATTCAAAATTATCTTTGAAATATTGTTCAGCGACTAACCATTGATCGCCATAATCTTTAGGATTTCTTGCAATCATATCCCCAATTTTGGGAGAGCCATTGTTTTTATCTGCATCTGAAATTGATACATTATATCCAAAAGGATAATCACTAATATGTAAAAATCCATGATTTTGATATGAATTAATATCATTTTCATTAACCGGTCTCATTTCTGAAATTTGAGTTCTTCTAAATTGTTTGAATTCTGCCATTTTGTTTCTTTTAAATTATTATTAAAGCCTTTTAATGACTTGCTTAGGTCGGTTTAACAATGAGTTGAATATTATTTTCTTACTTTTTTGTCTACTTCTTTTATCTGGCATTTTCTATCACATCGATTACAAGTCCACCCATAATCGGTCAAGCCTACAAATCCATTATATCTGACGTCTGAATTACAGCATGTCGATAATTTCACTTTTTCAATTTTGTATTCCATATAATTAATTTTTTAAGTTTAAAATGGCACTATCGTAGCTCCCACGCCCGTGCGAAATTTAAGCGGCTTAAAGATTCTTTTTAGCGAGGATTTCAATAGTTTTTTCGGCTAATTCTAAAGTTAGAATATGTTCTCTTACATGCCTTTCGTCATCATTTCCCCAATCATTATAAAGAAGCCAATATATCTTGTAGCCCAAGTAATCACTTATCCCTGTAATGCCTCTTAAATCAATCAAAGCCTCTCGAATATTATTTTCATTTGGAAGAACAACCACATTTAAAGATTTTCCACAGCTATTGCAGTAATTGAAATCATCATCTTCGTAACCGCCTCCGTAATTGTATGTAGTAGAAAACTTAGAAAATTCTTTATCTCTTCTTTCTATAGTTAATTTTCTCTGCTTCAATAAATAATTCCTCCTATACTCATTCTTTGCATCGTCTACACAATCACTACAATAGTCACCATCTGTACTGCATTCATTTTCTTCTACCCAATGAACGTCATCAAGTAATGGATAATATCGTTTTTCATATTCTTCCAATAAATCTTTAGCTTGTTGTATTATGTCTTTTGTTTTCATAATCTACTTTATTAGTTCAGGGTTAAGGCGCAAGGCTTTGAATGTTACGCCCTTTGTGAGGTTTATTTTAAATACTTTCTTGAATGAAGATTTGTCCATCAATGAAAATTCTTTTTTTTGTTACTTGCCACTCATAATTGTCGGTAATATTATCTATTGGTTTATTTGTTTTAACATCCTTCCAAATTCCATCGAAATAGGCGTAGTTTTTCAGCCATCTGCCAATTTGTTGTTTTTCCCAGATGCTCACTTGTTTATCGTGGTTTGGTGGATCATTTAAACAAGAATGATATTCATAAGCGTTACTTAATTCAATGAAAGGTAGTTGTGTGATAGTTTGAAAATCTTTGACAGTTTTTAGATCCGAATCCTCAAAAATATCATCTAACAAAACCCCTGAATCTCGAATAATTCTGAGCTTTTGGGATTCAGACTGAATTATACCGTTTTGCATTCTGTAAAACCTTCCTGATCGTTTACCGCTGCTGTAGATTACTTCAATTGTATTCCTTCTTACTACTTCTCCAAAAAGTTCTTCTGTGTAAATTTCCGTAATCCACTTGTTTAATTGCGGCTCAACACCCCATTTGTCCGTTGCCCATCCTGAGTCATCAGTTACGATGTTGAATTTGACTAAGTCACCTATTTTGAAATTCATGATTTAAATTTTATTGTTATTATATTTTCTGTACGTTTAATTATATCACAAATGTAGTACAATAGTATCACATTTGCAAATTATTTGTGATATTTTATTATTACATTTTATTTTTTAACTTTGCTATATGACAGTAGAAGAATTTTTAAAATCAAAACCTCCGGTTGAATTAGGGTACATTGCAAAGAAAATGTTTCCTAATAATAAGTCTGCAAAGCAATATTTAAGCAATAAGCTAAATAATAACGACAATAGAACGTTCACTAAAAAAGACGCTGAATCCGCAATGAAGGCATTAAAAGAATTGTCGATTGAAATAATAAACTTAACTATAGAATGATTATATTTGTAATAATAAAATATTACATTAATGATCAATTTATTTAAGCATTTCAATAATGATTTCAAAGGTCAATGCATCTACTTTCTATATCTTGATGGTAAGCTTGTTTATATAGGAAAAACAGCGAGACTTAAAAAGAGAGTTTATCAGCATCGTTTCAAAAACGAATTGTGGTTCGATAATGTATTCTATATTCCAGTAGAGAAAAGTATTGGCATGAATATAACAGAAGCATTATTGATCAGGTTTTTTCAGCCTATTTTCAATATAAAGGAGAATCCACGCTATTATCATCTTGACCCTTTACGCAAAGAATATAAATTGCAATAATCAACGAGCTTCATTCTATTGGGTTTATCAGGAAATAGGGAGAAGCAAACGTTTTGCGATTTCTTCGACAACTTTCACGGTTACAGCATTGCCGAGCATCTTATAACGTTGCGTTTTTGGAATTTCTTTTACGGTTCCATCATAGTTTCCGAATTTCGTCCAGTCATCCGGGAATCCCTGTAATCTTTCGCATTCTATTTCGGTTAGTCTGCGTATAT